ACGTGACATTACTTGATCTGCAAGTTGTTTAACAAACGGAACTTTACGATGGTAAGTGTCTAATAACTCATTAGCCTCTTCAAGTTTAATATCTAAAGTGTTGGCAAGTTTCTGTTTACCCATGCCATACATAATACCAAGATTAACTGTCTTAGCTTCTTTTCTAGATATGTTTGCCATGTCTGCAACCATTTGATGAAAGTCAACATCGTCTTGTTGATACTGTTCTATAATGTTATCCACAGTAGGATTACCTTTGTTTACGACTCCACAATAGTGAACCAATAACCTTGGCTCTTGGCTACTATAGTCAAAGCTACCCCACTTCTCGCCTTTTTCGGGTATAAATAGACCTCGAATCATTTTCTTAATCTCTGGATCTCTTGATGGTATTTGCTGAAGATTAGGATTAGATGAACTAAACCTACCCGTCACTGTCCCACCATCATCATTACGAAGTTGATGCAACTCACAATGTATTCGACCTTTGTAACTATGTTTTAGTATACTATCAATAAATGTATTGTGCGCCTTATCTAATTCACGAAGTCTTAATACCTTAGCTGCTATGGGATGTGGACAGTTTTGCAACCAAGTTTTTGTAAAGGATGCTTGTTTGCTCTTATCTGTCTCATCGTAATGAATATTATGATAGTCAAATACCTTAGCTACACTTGTTGCTACCCATGGTTCTACATCTATGTTGGTATCATCTTTTATTTCTTTCAGTATTTGTTTCTTCATCGTAAGTAATTTAGTTTTAGTTTGTTCTGCCTTATCTAAATCTACTCTTACACCTTTACTTCTCATTTCAAATACACAAGGTATGAGACTTGTTTCTAACTCAAATATACTTGATAGCTCTTCTTTATTTATCAGTGGTTCAAAGTGATTCCATAATCTAAGAGTCAAAGCTGCATCTTGTTCTGCATAGGTCCCTACAAATTGTGAAGGCAGTTTCCATAATTCTTTCTTTGGATCTAATCCAAAATCCTTAGCTGCTGACTTTAGTACCTTTTCATCCTTGCGCTCGCCAAGGTAATCACGACCCAAGGCATTAAGTGCAAAACTAAATCTGTTTTCATTAATAAGTGGAGCAGCAATCATTGTATCAATAATCTTGCCCTTTACATCTACGTTTGCCCACTTAAGCCACCCTGCATCATACATTGCATTGTGCATAATCTTAGGTATGTGTGGTGTATCCATCTGTTTTCTAAGCCAAGTAAAGACTTTTTCTTCTGGTATATTCCCACCACCTTGGTGTCGAAAGGGATAATATCCCACGAAATCCCCCGCTGCGACAGCTACTCCCACGATAAACCCATCGTTACGTGTCCATCCTGGGCCAAGTTCCATTAAGTTTGGATCACATGTTTCTAAGTCGATGGCTATGTACTTAGAGTTAGTAAGGTCTGGAAAAGATTGAGGCACTGTCCATTCTTTTTCTAACGTATTCATCTCCATACGTTCTAAGAAACTAATTGTGTTTTTATCTTTCATTACATACCACACATACCATCACACTCATCTAAGAATGATAGTTGCCCTTTCTCTTCCATTGTTTGTAAGTCAGCTTGATCTAATGGCTTTAAGGATCTGTGCACAAATTGCTCACGTCCTTTATCTGTGCCAGTAGTTCTTATCTTTTTATCCACGGCCACCGCATCTTTCCAACCTTTAGGATCATTATCTCTAAGATGTCGCCATTCATTATTGTTTTTGTATGGACAAAATGTACAAGCAGATCGTGGTAGATATTTTTCTGGGTAATGTTTAGCAAACCAATTCTGACAATCATATCGTTTCATTCCTAGTTCTAACAGTGGCCATCGGTTATATAACCATTTGTCTCTAGATTCTTTTACACGTTGTAGTTCGTCTTGACTTATACCTATCCATTGTTCAAGTATAACTCCTGGTTTAACTTTGTGATTTTTCTTTACACCAAGTAATTCTCTAAACTTTTTCTGTATTGGCTCGATCTTAAACTGTGTTGTACATTGCCTACGACCAAAACCATCTTTGACATGAAAAGGGACTACGCAATAATCTCTGTTTGTGCCTCTAATATTTATACCTTCAGTTATACTTTTACGTAAGTCTCCTGCAGTTGTTTGGTATATTGGATAAGATAGTTGTGTGGATAGCCACTCAAGATGTGTATAAACTTCATCAGGTTCTGCTTGTGTGTCAGCAAATACTGCACAGTCTGGCTTGGGTGTTATCTCTCCTTGTTCTGCCATCAATGCCATGACAGAAGATTGCACACCTGCGCCTAAGCTTATGACCCTCATTGTTGGATTAGGATGTGGTTTAAATAAACTACTTATCATCTTTCTCTTCTGCTCCAAGTGCGCCATATCCACAGATATCGACCCACGAATCTGTATGACTAGGTGTTTTCACTAAACGTGAAATCTTCAATGCCAATAAACAAAGATACACCATTCTTACAGAAACTTTAATACCTAATATTGCTGACCACATAGTAGCAACTCTTTCATGATTTTCATAGGCATCCCCATAGTCTCTTGCTCTATCGCCTGTAATGAGTTGCCCTGCTTTGGCTAGTACGTTTTCTCTCTTCATTTTTGTTCCTCATCTTTCACGGGGATTACTTTCATTTTGCCAGATTCAAAGTCAAATGTGTACTTTACACAAGGAATGTCTTCATCTGGTTCAATTTCACCTTCAAAAACTTCATCTGTTTCTATAAGATGAATAACTTTTTCTATCATCCTTGCCATTTCTTGATATTTAATTAATTTATCTAAAAGTTGATTATCAAGAGAATTTCTTTTCACTCTTAATTGATTCTCTACAAGAGCCACCTGTGCTAAACGTTGTCTCAAAACCTTAATAGCAACAGCTTCATGATCAGGATTAATATCTTGAAACAAAAGATAATTCAAACGAGGGTCTTCTCTTATGGCTTTATTTATTTGATCTTCAATGCTCATATTCTATACCTATACTTTCCAAATGAATCTACTATGTGTAAGTTATGCTTTGCTCTAGTAACCCCCGTATAAAACACACGATGTTCATCATCTTGATTAGGTGCATTGACTGCAGGATAGCATGACTCAGATAATAATATTACATTGTCATCCTCTCCGCCTTTCATCTGATGTATTGTCGATAGTTTAATACGAGGCTTATCTAGATCCTCTCCCCTTCGTAATATGGCTGCCCTATATGTCTGATCATCTTCTGACATGTTTACAACATCCTCAGATCTCATAGACTTAGGCGCAACCAATCCATGATTAGCCACAAGTTCGTTATATGTTAAACTGCTTTGTGGATCTAAATAATCTAATGTCTTGGCCGATCCTCTTTTGACCACTTGATTCTTACCTTGCTTTGGAACAAACCCATAGAACTGCTTGATCATATCTAAAGCTATAGGTTTATCCTCACGTAAATTTTCCCACATTCTTATAAATTGTGTGTATTCATTATTAAATGATACTTGACCGAATCTCTCGTATAAATATCCATTGTCACGTAAATTTGTTTCTATCTTACTAACTATCTTGTTAGTTCTAGCCATGATAGTCCATGATCCTTCGTCTATATCTACGTCATACCAATTCATGTGGTAGTCTACCAATCCTTCACGTGTTGTTGGATTCCATTCTTTTTGTTGTCTTACATCAATTCTTTTTACAATTTTATCTGCGATGCTATGCACGGACATTGGAACTCTGTAGCTCTGATCCAAGATCCTTATGTTAGAACATGAGTTCATAAAATTTTTTACATCAACACCATTCCATGCATGTATGGCCTGGTCATCATCTCCTGCATACCACACACGTTTGGCTGATTGTTTAAGGACATCGATCATTGACCATTGGAGCTTTGTTAGATCTTGCGCCTCATCGACTATCAACACATCAATCGATGGCGCAGTTCCTTGATACACAAAGTCTTGTATCATGTCTGTGAAGTCTCGCTTGTCGTATTCTTTCTTATATTCTTTGTATACCTTGTTTACTTTTTTCAAAAAAGAATAACTAAGTTGATAATCGCCATTATCATTATATTCATCATCCAAGGAAACTTCCCTCATGGCTGCTCTACCAATAAGTTCTAGATACTGATTACCTTTATTAAAAGATTGCAGAAGCACACCATCACTATTAGATCTTGCAGTGTTACCATCAAATATAACTCCAAGTTCCTCGCCCAACTTTGTAAAGTCTGCACGAGTCAACATGTTAGAGTCATTAAGACCTAGCCAATGATAGCCAGTTGAATGTAGAGTCTTGAACCACGGAACATCTTTGAGTGATAATTTAGTTTGTTCAGATATACGATCTTTAGCCTCTTCTATAGATTTTTTAGAAAAGGACACAAATGCAATCTTATCTGGCGGTGTGCCTCTGCCTAACTCTTCCTTAACTATATCAATCAAAGTATATGTCTTACCACATCCTGGTGGTCCGAATATTAGTTGCTCATCCATTAGACTTTTCTCTTGGTCTTTTCTCTAACCAGTCTTGAACTTCACTTTCTATCCATCTAGATGTTCCGTTCTTTTCGGGTAGACCAAGCATCACGGGTTTAGGGAACATACCCTTTTGTACCCAAAGATATAATGTTGACTTAGATATCTTAAGCCAAGAGCATACCTCGGGTCCCGTTAGGAATGTAGTACTCCTATCCATTTGTTTTTCATTAGAATGGGATTTCGTCATCATCTGTCTCCTTATTTACATATAAATCCACTTCAGTAGTTTCAAATTTAGGAACCCACCAAACCCTTAAGCTATTCCACTTACCATCATCCATTTTTATTTTTTTCATGCCATTACATTTAGAATCATGATTTAAATCTTTCAATCTCTGTTGGATCTGTGGTCTATTAAAGGTAGTAAATCCCCTTTGTTTCAAAAACTCCTGCAGTCCTTTCATGGTAAAATATGTCAAGTCATCTTCTGTCCATGGTTTACCCATGGTCATTTCCTCGGGAGACTTTGCCCGAATACGGCTAGTGCAGTAGGTTTCTACGAGTTCTTTAAATTGACCCGTTAAGGTCAACTCTTCAGAAGCTTCTATTGATGTTGCAGTGGATAACAAATTATTTACCAAAACTTGCCAATCCCCTGGTTTAAACAACGGAGGCATAAAATCTATTTGTTCTATGCATGCACGTTGAAACTGTATGGGCATTTGTAATTGCTCTGTAGATAGCTCGAGTCTCTTACCATCCACGTCAAGAAAGAATAATCTTGGCTCTGATTTTAATATCGTTAGTCCACCAATCTCGGGCAACGTATCATGGCCACCGATTCCATACTTTGCTTGTTTACATGCCTTCTTATCACAATGACTCTGCATAGGTTCGTCCCTACACAGATACTCATAATCTTTTTTC